TCACGAAATCCTTAGCCATAGGGTGATAAGGTATTGCCCAGAACCAAAAACGCGGTTTCCCATACAGCGCCATGTTCCAGCTTGTGCAGAGCCAAGGGATTGCGATGACGCGCTTCCTGACGTTGCATCGTATGTGAACGATCCACCGGGCAAAAGCAGACTTCCGGCAATAGTTGCCCCTGTGGTATAGTTGCTTGTGTTGTTAGGATAGGCAAAAATATATGTTCCAACATCACTTGCAGCCGCCCCAGCAGTAGCAGCCAATACAGCAGCCGTATTTGTTGCCGCCGTAATGGCTTGCTTTGTTTGCAGCGGCGTCATCAGTTTCGCCGCATCCGTGCCAGCTTCTGCCTCGGCTTGCGATGCCAAAATCGGGGCCAATGTTGGGTTGCCAGCAACGCCATCGCCATTGGTGACAGTGATGGACGAGTTGCCAGTGATTGTGCGGCCAGTGAACGTGTCGGCGGCAGTCTGCGTCATTAGGCCAGCAGTGTTGTATGCAGCCAGCGCGGTCAGCGTAGCATCTAGGGCTTGCTTGGCGTCAAGTTGCGTCTGAATGGCAGAAGTGACGCCATCAACGTAACCAAGTTCTGTCGAAGTCAGACCAGCGGGCGTTCCCGCCAGTTTGTTAAGTTCAGCAGCAGTCGGAGTGACGGCTGTGCCGTCGATCTTCCACAGACCGCCAGATAGGTTTGGCTTGGCTTTTTGTGCGCCAGTGCCACCAAGAAGTGCGTCGACCGCATCGAGGTCCGCATTGACTTTAGTCCCCCATGTGTCCGAACTGGCCCCAACTTCTGGTTTTACGAGGGCGTAGTTCGTCGTTGTTGTATCAGCCATCTATTCTACCCTCATTCAGACCATGCTGACGTATCAGCGGCTTGTGGTGTCCAACTGCCAGAGTTGGCGGTTTGCCCAGTCCATCCAGATGTCGCGCTATTTTGTGCCGTCCAAGGATCAGTGGCCGGAGTCTCTGGGGTCCAGTCTTCGCTATCTGCTGACTCATCTTCCCATTTTTTGCGAGCAAATGCAACAAACGTGAGTTGGTTGGTCACAATTACGGACGCCAAGGCAATGCGCGTAGCGTTCGCGCTGACTGGAGATAGGACTGGAATGACCGCGCCTGACTCAAAAACGACATTAGCGGTTGCTGTTACGTCAGATATAGCAGCCAAAAAGGCAGCGCCTAGTTGGATGCGCTGGGCTAGTGCGGTTAATGCAGTGGTGTTTTGGATGGTCGCCGCGCCTAACAAGATGCGCTGTGCGCTGATAGTCTGGCTAGTTATGATGTCGATAGTCGAGGTCGGCTGCTGCACACGAGTGGCTGCTGCGACAAAGGTAGACAAGTTTGAGATGTTAGACGCAGCATCAGCTATACGCAGGGCGCTGCTGCTGACTGAAGTCAGCGCAGATATAGTCGAGCCTGTCAGGAAGACGATATTGGCAAGTGTGGTTACGGCAAATGTGCCAGTTATGGAAGACGCTGCTAGTTGGATCAGTTGTGCGGCACTTGCTAGTGCAGCAGCATTTTGAATGGTCGCCGCTCCAAGGAGGACACGTTCAGCAGCAATAGTCTGCTCTGCCGTAACCGCCAAAGTTGCGGCTGCTGATTGTAGATTACCCGCAGTTGCGGCAAAAGCTGACTGGACTGGAATAGCCGCAGCAACGTCAGTGACATCGCCTTCAGCATACCCTGTGATCCAGTAGTCAGGCTCAACGTAATACGGCGCGGGCATTGGTCATTCCTTATGTCTGGTAATAATGCCTGTCGTGCCGTTGATGGTGATGGACATTACGAAATCCTCAACCAAAGGGTCGCAGAGTTAGTGTTTCCTCGGTTGTTCGCCCTGTTTCCCATACATTGCCACGTTCCAGCTTGTGCGGCTCCAGCGGTGCAAGTTGTGGCATTTCCAGATGTTGCATCATAAATGAGAGAGTTAACTGGTAGAAGAAGGCTTCCGGCTATTGTTGCGCCAAAAGCATATGCTGTTGAGTCATTCGGTCTGGCGTATGCGTATGACCCAACAGCACCAGCAGATAAACCTGCCGTTGCCGTGCCAACTTGTGCAGTTGTAGGTGCTGCGGCAGATGGGGTAACCCAAGAAGGCGCACTCGCTCCATTGGATTGCAAAACTTGCCCAGACGTTCCAGCGTCAGTTGCAGCCAATGTGGATGTGTCAGTCGCATAGGCAACGCCGCCAGCAGCAGTGAACGTGCCGAACGACTTGCCGTCAACAGATGCCGCATCGCCAGATATGCTGATAGCCCAAGTGCCAGATGCACCCGTTCCCGTTTTTGATGGGGCATCGTTGGCAATCTCAGCATTCACGAAGGCGGTCGTGGCAATCTGCGTTGTATCGGTTCCGACAGTTGCAGTAGGTGCTGTTGGCGTCCCCGTAAAAGGAGGCGAAGCCAACTCCGCCTTGTCGTTGTTCAGATTGTTAAAATTGGCGTCCACCTCATTGTGCGTGAGTGGACTACCTTTTCCCGCCCGTGTGACTATGGTTGCCATGTCAGGATCAATCCAGTGTGATGTCTAGATCACCAGCCGGAACGCGCAGCACATCGCCAGAGGCAATCGTTTTTGATACAGTCAGATCGCCATAAGCGATCAGAGTACCGCCAGTTACCGCAGTAAAGACGCCGACTGCTACAATGGTTCCCCACGCGCCGCCAGCAGTTGGGTATTCGATGTTTGCCGAATTAGATGCAGTATCCCCAGTTACAGTCATGGCAAATGACTGACGAGCGTAGGAAGTGCCGCTGCACTCAGTTCCGCCGCCAGTGTCTGTGGGGGCGACAGTGTAGAGGGCCAGATACCAAGCCGTGGGGCGCGTAACTGCGGTTGCAGTGAACAGCCACTCAAGCGTGGTGGTTTCAAAGGCGTTTGACAGGCTCATGCGACAACTCCCGGCATTGGGGCGCGTAGCGGGCTTCCCGCATAACGACGACCAGCTTCAGCGTTAATGACAGACGCGAGCGTCTCGTCATACTCATTCTTCCATAATGCCACACGTTCATCCTCTTTTAAATAGGTAGGAGTGTGACGCAGGACAGCGTAGGTGTAGAGGTCGAGATAGTCGTCGGCCAGCCACGAGGTGTTGGTCGTCGCAAAGTCAGGGATTTTGCTGTAGTAGGTCATAATGATCGACCGAGCAGGATTGTCGGTCGCTGCCATAGGACCGACAAAATACAGGGCGTCATTGGCAATAGTGTAGATCGGCTGGAAGACCGAGGCGTTCGCCAGTTTGATGCGCTCGCGTTCGTAGGGCGAGACATACTGCATGGGGGCAGGAGGACTATCAGATGTGATTGTCCGCATTTCCAGATAATTGGCAGGAAGAGCGATTGAGTCAGCGAGCAAGTCAGCGTTGGCGACGACAACCATGCGCTGAATCCGCAGATCGCGGTTTAGGCGGGCGTGGCCCATGTTGACGATGTTGTCGAGGTCAGCCTCGAACACTGTGTCGCCGTTCCGCAAAAGGAACCGCGCAAGGTAGGCTTTGAAGTCAGCGTAGTTCATTTCTGATGCACCCTTAGTCTAGCCCACATTCCATCGCGTAGTTTTGTTTTAGCATAGATTGCCCACTCACGCGACCCTACTGACGCGCCGCACTCTTTTGCCCATTGCTGGGCGATCAGGACAGGCACTGTGCCGAGGTATTTGCCCCCAGCGGGGCCAGTGTTAGGGCGCAGCGTCTCCGCTGCATCCTTGGCGGCGTCTAAGATGCCCTGCACATCTTGCGTTTTGACGAAGTGAAACTGCGTCCCATTTGGATTGAGATACAGTTTTTCAACGATGGGCGAAGATGGCAGGAACATATTATTCCTCAATGTAGGGCTTGAGGTAGCCGAGTTTGTTGTAATGCACAGCCAAATCAGTCGGCAGTTCAACGATGGAACCGGGCTGAATCAACGTCTCCATACCGCCGCCGTAGGGGCTGATTGCGCCGTTGATGACTTCGTATTTGGCCGTAGCTGGCTTTGCCCGCTTCTTGGGCGCAATTTCTTCTGTCTTTTCGACTGCGATTTCGACATCGACTTCGACGACAGCGATTTCAGGTTGGTTAGCCATAATGCACCTATGCTGGAGGTAGGGGCGGCGTCTCCGCCGCCCCAGTTGATGTTAGGCCGCTGCGCCAGTGGTCGCGTGGATCGCGCCGTGGGCTTTCTCGTTCGAGACTTTCAGCGTGTATTCGCAATGCACCATGCGGCGCTTTGCGTGGCCCGTCTGGGCCAGTTCCGTCTGACGCGGAGTCTCCAAGAACGAGAGGCTCGCGTATTCGGGGTCCAGCACATACACCGAGTAGTTGTCTGTGGCGGTGGTTTGCTGGAAGCGGTTCGGGACGACCGAAAGTTCACCGAAATCCGAGTCATAGATGTCGATGGCGGCAGTCAGACGCTTGTCGATAGCGTCCTTGTAGCGAGTGGCGTTACCCGTGAAGTTCTTCGAGATAACGCGCTTGTTGTTGGCGTTGACCATGATGATCGAAGGCGAAGCGCCCTCGTTCCAGCAAGACTGAATGACGTTATTCAGGTTGGTTTCGGTCAAAACAACCGCCGTTCCCGGAGTCAGGGCAGCGTTGGGATAACCAGTGGTCGTGCCGGAGAGCGTGGGCGCAGCGCCACCCGAACCCAGAACGATGTTGGTACGCAGCCAAGCGGGCAGACCAGCAGCCTGACGGGCAGTACCCGACGAGCCAGCAGCAGCAGCGATGTTCTGGAGCAGCATGGCTTCCATATCGCGCTTCATTTCCTTCAGCTTGATGGCAACCTGAGCGGCCAAACGCTGGACGTTTTCGGCGGCTGCGTCAACAGCTTCCGAGGTGTTCGACACCGAGACGATCTTGTCGCTGATCTGGGTGTAGTTCCCAAAACGCTTGCCAAGAGTGCCGTTGTCTTCGCCGGGAGCATCGTCACCTTCGATGACGCGGTTCGAGGTCGAGGGCGAGGCCAGTTCCACAACAGTCCACTCGTGATAAGTGTTGGTTGCGGCGGGGCCGACACCGATTGCAGTCTGGAACGGCGTCTCTTCAGGAGAGATCATCGTGTACTGCTGTTCGAGGTCTTCACGGATGACAGTGTTGTCATACGTTTCGATGGTTTGTGCATCAACTGCCATGATAGTTCACCTTTTCGGTTTGCGGACAAGCATGGTGGCGGCGATGTCTTCGACGCGACCTGACTTGCGAGCGGTTTCCAGAGCGGCCTTCTGGTTCCGAGCGATTGAAGACGCAGCAGCGACAGTTTTAGACGTTCCGGGCCTCATGGTGACTGTTGCCTTCGTCTGCTTCTGGGGTGCGGCTTGCCCTTTTGCCTTCAGTTGCCTGTAGGCAGCGGCGTCAGCCAGCACGAGATACATACGATGATCCACGATGTCGGACAGTTCAGCGTCATTGAATTGGTATGCACGAGCGGCGTCTACCATCATTCGCTGGATTTCTGGCCCTTTTACGGGATCGCGCAGCACTGGCATTGCTTCAACAAGGCGATGAGCGGCGTTTGCCTTCATCTGATTGAGTTGCTCTGCTTCCTGCTGTTGGAACAGCGACACAGCTTGTTGCACTTTGGATCGCTTCTCTTGAAGTTCACCTTGCTCCGCCCGCCAATTCTCTAGTTGGATGAGGTATTGGGTAGGGTTGGTTTGCTGAAGTGCAGGATTAGGCTGTGGGACTTGAGACTGGAACATCAAACTCTCGAAGGCTGTGAATGCTTTCACGAGGTTCTGACGGCCAGAGTTTAACTCCTGCTCCACTTGGACCTTCAGGCTTTCGGCCTGTTTTTTGGTTTCAGTGGCAACTTGCAGTCGTTTTTCGATTGCTCCTTCACCAGAATAGGCACGTTTCAAGTCAGCGAGCGTTACTTCTCGACCCTCTCCATCTACTGTCACCGGGATAAGCGTATCGTCGGTTAGTTGGAACGTCTCGAAGTTTTCATCATCGTCATTGGCGGCATCATCGGTGGCGGTGGCGTCTGAGTCAGCATCTGACTCAGATGTAGCAACGTAGTCTTCGACGCTATCGTCCGCAGCGTCAGCGGTAGTCTCCTCCTCCTTTTCAGGGTCAGCGGAGACGATCATGGAGGCAGCGATGTCATCCATAGACATCTTGCCAGTTGGTTGTCCGGCTTCAAGAGCCATTAGGGTTTCCTCTCATCGACCTGCCTTGCGATATTGCGAAGCGTTGCTCGAAATTCATCCACGGCCCTGACTTTGGCGTGGATGTGAGTCATCCTTACAGTATCTTGACTATCAACGGAACAAAATTCTGCAAAAGCCTCTGCAACCATCTGGTTGGTGATCTCGGTCACAACCGAATCCTCAAGCAGTTCGCGGGCGCGGCGGGCTTTTGTGAAGGGATCAGCCATTCGTCATCACTCCAGCAGGAGGAATTGTGTTTGCTGACTGCGTGGCCTCCGCTGGGGTGGCTGGCGCGGGCGGCGGCGTGATCGGTTCAGGCACAGGGGTGTCGTAAGGAGCCATCCTGACTTTATCCTGCTCCAGTTTGATCCGCTGTTTGTCGATTGCTGACTTCGAGGCAGCGATTTCGAGGTCTTGTGCCATTTTGTCGCGCTCAAGATCGTCCTTGGCTGCAAACTCCAAGGCACGGATTTGGTTGTCCAGCGCGAGGCGGCGCTCCTCTAGCATCGAAGTGACGTAGAGTTCGCGTTCCTTGAGTTGTGCCTTGATCTTTTCGGCTTCGATCATGGCAGTGCCGGGGTCAACCACAGGCTGCTGGTTCTGCGCGGCCTGTTGGGCTTGCTGGGCAAGGACTTGCTCGACTTCCGGCGTGACGGGGGAGAAGTAGCGGCTGACGTTGTAGATGCCGTACAGCTTCGTCATGTCTTCGAGCGTGTTGTAGATGTTGCGGTAGGTCACGATGGGGTTCATCGGCCCAAGGGTCGCTACGATCTCTTTCTGCTGCGCTAGGACGCCCTGTAGGCCCGCCAGCTTCTCTGTAGCCTCACCAGTGCCTAGACCCACGTTGGCCCGCATATACAGCGTAGGATCAAACATGGCGGTGTCTACGGGGACGTAATCGCCGTTCACTTCCATGACTTGCTGGCGCGGCATATGCCACATGGACAGCTTTAGGAGGCCGTTGAAGACAGTCTTCAAGCCTTCCGCAATGTTGCGGGCCATGACTTCGATCTGGCCCTGCGAAAGCTGGATCGTGTTCATGGCTGCTTCGCGGGTGGTGGACTGCAAGGCATCGTGGTCGATGCCCATTGCAGCGCCAGTGATGCCCACTTTCTGCTCTGTGTCTTGCTTGAGGAACTGCAAGAGAGGCAGCATGGACGAGATGGTGGACTGAACCCCAATTTCTTGGATTTGTCCTGCTGACTTGAAGCGAATTGGAGCGCCTACAGCGGGGTTCAGCACATCATCCATGTTCACGAGCGTGTCGTGAACAGCAAGGCGGCGGTTGTTCGAAAGGTGTGCGTTATCGACTGTCGCCCGTAGGAGCGAGGTCATCGTGTCTTGTTCTTGGCGTGTAACGTCATAGATGGACTTGCCAAAGACAGTATTTGGCTCTGGGTCGATGGATACGAGGCCAAATGGAACTTGTGAAGCGCGTTCATGCTGTAGAAGGTCGTAATTCGTGCCGCCAAGCCAGAAACGATAGAGTTGTGGGATGCCAGTGCCATCAAGATCGTAACGTGCGTAACATTCCGTGATGAGAACAAGCCGCATCATGCGGTCTATTGATTCCTGCTCCGTGACTTTCATGTAGCCACGGCGATATTCGGATTCGCCCGCTCCTGCGTAGAGTTCAACGTCGATTGTGTCGAGGTTGTCTAGTTCGTCAAACGGAAGGCCCATCGCAACGGCATCGCCCACGCGCATTTGGCGGCGATGCCCGACAACGCGGGCAGTTTCGATGTTCGAGGCGTTCTCGTCGATGAAAAACTCTTCCAAAGGCACGTTTTCGACGCAGATTTTGCCGCCTTTGACGTAAATTGCGACTTCTGCGTCAAAAAGCTGGATTGCTGTGCCATCAGGGGAGATTGCGATGGGTTGCGATGCGGAAGGCGTCACAGACAAAAGCATTGCGTCAGGTTGCGCGGAGATGCGGTCAATTTCTTCAGTCGGAAGTGCAGTCAGGTCGTAATATTTGACTTCAGTCGAGTCGTCGAACCAGAATTTCATCACGCCTAGCTTCTTCAGCATGGCATTTTGGATGCAATCGTAGAGTGCCTGATAGCCGTTCGAGCGGAAAAACAGGGAATTGACGAATTTGGACTGCTGTGCGGCCAAAGCGGCTGACTGAGAGCCGTTTGGCACAAACTCAACGATGGTGTCTGCTTGCAGGAAGATACGCAGCAAGGACGGACGCGCACTACGGATTGCGTCCCGCACTGCTGTCATCACGACTTTGGAGCGGCCTTGGACAGTTTGGATGTCAGTCAGGCCATCGTAGTACTTTTGCGCTGACTCCCAACCGGGCATGAACTGCTCGTCGATGAAGTTGACCGCACTGTTGACCAGTGCGCCCAGTTCGTGGGCTGCGTCATCGACAGAAATGGTCTGATCGTCAGCCGGAGGAACCGCGCCGTCGATGTCAAAGATGTCTTCAGCCATTTCCTACCTCAAAGTCAGCGGTTGTCTACGATGTCCACAAGAATCTGCGACTTCGACTCTGCGACTACAGCGTGTTTCACATGGTTGATCTTCGCGTAGTATGCGCTGGCCTTGTTGTTCGGGCTGGGCGGCGAGATCGTGACGGCCATTAGCTTTTACCGACTTTGCCGTTGGTACGCATGGCTTCTGCGACAGTCTTTTTAACGATGGCTGACTGCTTTACAGGGTCCATCTTCTGCTTGCCGTCTCCAGAAAACATACCGCCATTGGTCGGGGGCATGATCTTGGGGAAGGGATTCTTTACGCCGCGAATAGGCATTTGTGCCTCCAAGTTACAGGTTCAGTTGCGTTACTCTACCAGTTAGGCAGCTTTTGGTCAACGAAGGCTCACACAAGACCCGGCGTAGACCACTGAAGCGGCTTCTTCCAGCTATTTCGGCCATTGGATCGGCCAACTGCAATGGCCCCGCCGCCAGCAAAAGTCAGACACAAGGCGTCAGCTAAGTTGGGCGACCGCACCCCGCGCTGCTTCATCGCACCTTTTGATTCAACGTCTGCCTTGCCAGTCGATGTGAAGATCGCTTGCGGCTCCGCCAATTCCGACATCAGCTTTTCAGTCAGGTCAAGTTCTTTGGGCAAGACGACATTGCGCTGCTCCAGCCATTCCCTGACTGCGTACCACAGTTCCGCCCGCAACCGCGTGTAGCGGTCCTTCATGGATGGAGACTCAGCAACATTAACATCAACAGCAGGAAGCCCAAGTTCACGAAGGCGGTCAGCCACACCAGCACCCAGACCGATGGAATCGACGAAGATGGATTCCGGCCTGTCTTTGTCTGCCGTGCGATCCCAACGTTCTTTAACACGGCCTGTGACGCGCATGAGGTCGGCGTCATACCATTCGAGGAGTTCTTCAACATGGTTGTCTGCTCGGATGCAAAAGCCTGTTGGATCGCCTCCGCGTCCGGGGTCCACACCCCATACACGCTCCGTGCCGCGTAGGAGATCAACGTCTCTGCCCCATGCGCCATCAATCAACTCCTTGGGGATTACAGTGTCGGATACGCTCTCAGGAAACTCGCCCAAGACTTTGTAGCGGTAGGTGTTCGAGCCTGTGCCGTAAGTCAGGGCGATGTTGTCAACGAAATCCTGCGTCACCCTAGACGAGTCAAAAGACGACACTTTCTTGGTAAACCACTTGTGCTTCAGCAGACTGTGCGTTTTGTGAAAGTATCCAGTCGGTCGTGTTGGGTTGCCGATCAGGATGAAGATAGAACCAGCCGACGACATTGTGCCTTCAGCAAATTCGAACACGATGTCCGGCACACCGCTCGCCTCGTCCACGATTGCCATTACATGACTTGCGTGGATACCCGCCAGTGCTTCAGGCGAGTCAGCGCGGGCCGTTCTGAACGAGATAAAGTTGTTGTCGCCGCCCGGAACGCGCCGGATGCGGTCTTCCGTCATTTCGATCTGGACGCGCAGAAAGTCAGGAAGTTTGGCAATCCAGCGTTTCGTCTCTGGGATCAAGCCGTCTTTCAACTGGGAACTGGACGGAGCAGTCACAGGAATCTTCACATCGTCGCGGAACAGCAGATAGTGGATGGACAGCCAAGCACACAAGGCAGTCTTGCCCACGCCGTTGCCAGACCTGATCGAAATTCGCGTCTCACCACTGTCGAGCGCGGCCATCGTCTCGCGCTGCCAGTCTTCGACTTTCTCAACGCCCAAAATCTCAGTGACGAAGAAATACCGATCTACAGCACACCGAGCGACTAAGGCAGAGTAAAGATCGTCTTCTTCGCTCACTTCATTTTTGCCATGCAGCGGCCAGCAGCTTTGCACTTGGCTGGGCTAGGGCACTTGGAGCAAGGCTTAAACACTGGGGCTTTTTTCATTTCTTCTTACCCTTACGCTTCTTTGTCATGCACGACGACATTTGCGGCCCTTTCAAGGATGCCTACGCCCAGCGGGCATTTGTGGGCGGCTGGGCGTAGGACTTTGCGAGCAACAGGGAGGACTGATGCAAAGGCAGAATACAAAAAGACGAAGTGCTAGTCAATCTTCTTTGCTGACTTCGCCCCTTGCAACTCAGGCAAGTTCAGCGTCCCGGCCAGCAGCCTCAAGTGGTGCGGCAAAGCACCAGCAACTTCAGAAGTCGAGTCAGCCAATTTCGCTTCTGCACTGACAGTCTCAACGCGGCCATAGGCTCGTGTGATCGCCATCTCAATCAGCGCCATCTGATTGCGCGGCCCCATGCCTTCCCACTTCTCCTCGTCGTTCAGCATCTCGAACATCTTGAGGACAGCGCGGCGTCCATTCTCCTTCAGCAGCTTCGCGCTTGCAGCGTCCAGCGCATACCTGTCGTGGACAGCAGCCTTGCGGACCTGATCCTCTGGGGACGGCGGTACAACAACAAGTCTAGCATTTGGCAGTGGGCTATCAGTCATGGGTTCCCTCCAGTTGCCAAAAGTATAGCGACAGAAAGTCGTTGTGTCCACAGGGGACGGAGCGCCAGCGTAGTCCACCTGTAGTGGACTGCGCGTAGGGGATAAAGCCTCGCGCATAGGACATATGGCAATAGCGCGTTCGTTCATAAAGCCTCGCCCGCGATATTGCAGCGAAAAATTTTGTGGTGCGGTTTCGCCCCCAAAGTACACTACTACTTATAGTAGTGTAAAAATTTGCAGCGAAAAATTTTTGAGGTCGCTGACTCGGCCTGACTCATCCTGACTGGCCCTGACTCACGCTGACTCGACGTATGAAATTTCTCGGAAAATATAAAAAATGCGGGCTTTGGCGCACGAAAAAGTAAAAAATGCGGGCTGTCGGCCTGTTAGGGTGTCAAAATAAAACTGCCCGCCCCCGCCGCCACCCCGTGGGGGGTCACGCGCCAAAGTCAGCCCTGACTCAGCCTAAGCCCTTGAAATTGCTACACTTTCCCCTTGCCCTGACTTGGCCCTGACTGGACGCCGCGCATCCCTGACTTGGTTCAAGGTTGAACCATTTTGCCGCCCTGACTTGGCCCTGACTGGCCCGCCGCCGGATGCGTGACGCGCCGCCGCTGACTGGCCCGCCGCCCGCCGCGCCGTGCTGACTGAGGCGGGCGGGCGCGGCGGGCGGTCGCGCACGAGGTTGGGCCAAGCCTATGACTTGCATAGCCAATGGCTAACCACATCCTGACTTGGGTAGGCAATGCTTAGGCATTGCTTAGGCTTGGCCTATCTTGGCCCTATGCCTGCATGGGCCTGACCTATGCAGGGCATAGGCAATGCCTAATTAGGCCAGATCGGGGGCAGATGTTCGATTTGTGATAGTAAATCCTGACTTTTGCATCCTATCCATTGCTTAGGCTGGACCTAATGGCCCGCAGAGGCCCGCAGAGGCCCGCCAGAGGGCCATGCCGCTTGGCCTAGGCCTTCCCCTATCTCACCCCTGACTTCGCATTCTGCGGGGTTTGTGCTGTTCTCTGGCGCTGTATCGCCCGCCGCCCGTTAGATCACGCCTCACCGCTTGGCCTTGGGCCTCAGATCGTCAGACAACTGTGTCCGCGCCGTCCTCGCGCCAGCGGGGGCGGTGTCTATAGGACACTGCGCGAGGCGATAAAGCCACGCGCGAGGCTGATATGGAACCGCGCGCGAGGACGTTGCAAACCATTGAAATCATTAGGTTATTTTCGGTGTTTTTTCGTCACGATCTTACAAACCATTGAAAACATTGCATAAAACATTGTTCTTGCACTGTCTGACTTGACTTTGTATAGAGGTGGCGGGCGATGTTGCCCGACCTGCTAGGATTGACCGCCATGCACCTGACTAACGCTGACCGCGCCACCCTTCGCCGCTTGATTGCGGCGCATCCTGACTGGCCCGCCTACCGCCGCTTGCACGGCGTTGACACGTCCAGCTTGGGCGCATCCCGCGCCCTTGAAGTGGCCCGCCACCTTGGGATTGACACCGCCCACATCACAAACAAAACAGAGGACGCCCACACCATGACAACACCGCCCACCGCCCCCGCTGGCCTTTTCAACACCGCCGCCCGCCCTTACGTCAAACCCGCCGCCGCCCCTGTTGTGGCCCCAAGCGTTCAATCCGCGATGGACGCCTTGCTTGCCGCCTTATCGGCTCAACAGGGTAGCGGCGAGGCGCTCGAGGCCCTAACCTCGAGGGTGGAAACGCTCGAGGCCCAAGCGCCTCGCTTGCTCGTTGTCAACGAGGCGGGCGAGGCGTGGGGCGCTGACTTGCCACCCACGCGCCACCCGATGTTGGAAACGCTGATCCTGACTGTGGCGGCGCGTGACTTGGCGGGCCACCGCATAAACGCATGGCTTGCTGGCCCCGCTGGCTCTGGCAAAACAACCGCCGCCCGCATGGCGGCGGACGCCTTGGGCCTGACTTTCGGGCCAATGGGGGCCATGAGCCAAGCGCACGAATTGCTTGGCTTTGTCGATGCAAACGGCACTTTCCATGAAACGCCGTTCACCCGCGCTTATCGGGCGGGCGGTGTTTGCTTGTTGGATGAACTGGACAGCGCGGACGCCTCGATAACGCTTTTGCTCAATGGACCGCTCGACAACGGGCTGTTGACCCTGCCCACGGGCGAGGTGATCGCCCGTCACCCTGACTTTGTTTGCATCGGGGCCGCCAACACTTGGGGAAGCGGGGCCACCGCAGAATATGTTGGCCGCAACCGCCTCGACGGGGCTTTTCTGGACCGCTTTGCGGGCCTTGATTGGGACTATGACGAGGCGCTTGAAACCGCCATTGCTGGTAATGCCGTTTGGTCTGGCCGTGTCCAGTCAGCGCGGCGGCGGGCGGCGGCGGCGGGCCTCAAAGTGCTGATAACACCTCGATCCTCGACGCGCGGCGCTGCCCTAATCCGTCAGGGCCTCGACGCTGACGCCGTGGCCCGTATGACCTATTTGAAGGGGTTGACCGCCGCCCAAATCTGCCAAGTGGAGGGCTTCTAATGCTGCACCTTGATCTGAAAACCTCGACGGGCCAGCGCGTGGCGGCGGCGCGTTTTGACGCGCCGGAGGATTTCGCGGCGTTTCTTGCTGGCCCCGTTGCGGCGGCGGGCTGTGATCACTGGCTCGAGGACAACCGCTCATTTCACGGGGCCAGCACTCTTGACACGCTCAAGCGGGCGCAACGGGGTGACCTATCGCGGGTGGCCCTTGCTGACGCCATGCTGGCCCGCCTCGAGGACGCCGTGGGCTTCGAGGCGCGGCGGTGGCGCACTGTTGACAGCGTGGCGGGCGGTGCGCCCAACGTGGCGGCGTTTCTGGCTGGCTCGCCCGTGTCCATGCGGCGGCGGGTGCGAATGATGGACGCCGCCGCCCCGCTGACTATCGCGGTTGAAATGGTAGTCAGCGCAAACGCTGACAAAGCCAGCATTGCACGGCGCGGCGCGGCGGCGCTGGCCTTGGCCCGTATTGCGGCGGGCCAGCGCCCCGTGGCCCTTTGGGGTTACTACGTTTGCCGTGACGACGACGACAAAGCCGCCGCTTACGCTGTCAGGATCGACACCGCCCCGCTCGACACCTCGAGGGCGGCGTGGCTGTTGTGCGCCCCTGAGGCTTGCCGCCGCGCGGCGTTTGCCGTTTGCTCTCAGATTGGCGGATGGGACCGCCACAGCGGGCGGGTGCGCTGGCTTCCCGCCCACGCCGCCGCCGTGGCCTCGATCCTGCCCGCCCTGACGGGTGCGGGTGATCTAGTCAGCGTGGCGGGCCTCAACACTGACGAGGGCGGGCTGGCCTTTGCCACAGACGAGGCGGCGGCGGCGTGGGTCAAGTCTGCACTGGCCTTGCATGGCGGTGTCGAGCGGGCCAGCTAGGCCCGCCGCCCTGACTGGCCCGCCAATGGCGGGCCTATTCTTTCGCCTTGCCCCTGCCCGCCGCCAGCACCTGACTGGCCCGCCGCCGCCCTGCCCGCCGCCCCGCCGCCGCCAGCACCTGACTGGCCCGCCGCCGCCGTGACTGGCCCGCCCTGCCCGCCGCCGCCAGCACCTGACTGGCCCGCCGCCC